TGCTATACAGAGAGCACATGGTTGGAATACATCATCTTATAATTGTAATGAAGCTATGGAAACATTTCGTTTTGTAGCAAACATTATGATACTACCAATAGCCACATTCAACGACAATCATAATACAACTCATACTGATGTGTTGAGAAAGTTTGATGAACTTATTGGACTTTCTTTAGCTGATGATCAAAAAACGGAGGGGAACCATGCAGGAACCAAAGTATTCGCGGCGGCAAACCATTGTTAAGTTCCATGATCTTCATAGCTGGAATTGGGAAGAAATCGCAGAACTACTATTAATGAACAAACGAGACGTTCAGAATGCCTATTGGAAAGCAAAACATCCTGAACAAACAAAAGCACAATTAGAACGTTGGCGCCAAAGCCATCATGAGTATATGATAAAATATGGCGGGAACTGGAGGAGAACGAACCGAGTAAAACGACGGATGCATGAAAAAACCTATCGCGACAAAAAACGCATGAAACGGAAATATGGAGGAATCTATGCCACGCGATATGCTACTTGAGGCCGAAGTTCTAGAAAAAGCAGATCACTCACACTATCAACAAATTTAAGGAGCGCGATCTAATGATTCCGCCATGGGTTGAAATGACTGCATTGGGTCTGATTATGATGGCAGCTGTCGTATTTCTTTTCTTTTGGGGTCGTAGTATGTGGTTGTTCCCAAAAGAGCATCAGCAAATCAAAGAGCGGGCTTTGTCTACTTCACGGGAAGAACAAAAAGGATAAAATAGGCCGCGACTACAAAAATCACCATGACGCCCCAATCACGGAGCCATTCAGGGCCTTGAATGGTGAATGGCTCAAAGATTGTGCGTGAGCGTAGTTTGAACCATCTTCTTCTCATGTTTTATATTTCCTTATTGATGGTAAACTGTCTCTATTGCGCCGTTGTTTCTCTTGTAAATCGGATAGTTCAAGCTCTGGTCCATAAACCGCTAAGACGTTCCATAAACCCGCTTCCCCTTTCAAAACAATCCTCGCCCCCATTTTAGCTCCACGCTTTTCAATCCATCCTACCGTGCGCTGGCCATCCTGCTCAAACAAACACTGTAAGTGAGGATTCTTCATACGTTACTCCTTCTTTCTGGCAACGAACCTACTATTTTCATATTCAGGCCGATAGTTATTTCCCCACTTATCTCCAGTATGCAGTGTGAGACGCCCACGGAATAACCCCCCAAGGATTCCAGGCCCCATGTGTTGCATCTCAATATCTGAGTGTTGCTGGAGAATTCGCCAAGTCTCGCGGCCTCCCTTAGTCTGTATATCAGATGAGTGTAAAGTCAAGTTGTGATTTGGGTGTGTGATCAGATGGTGATAAAATTCATGAGCCTTGATAGATGCACCTTTTCGGCCGCGCAATTCATTTACTTTCAAAATACCGTTTTTCTCAAATCCATTTACATGCATATCAACCTTCTTTGTTTTTGGGTTGAAAGCTGAATAACTTCTCACTCTGATACCTTTACAGAAAATTTGATGCCCAGATGGCATAGTTGACATAGGTTTATTCCAACGCCAAAGATTTATACCACTATCATTGTCTCTGAAGGTATGTGTATCTCTTGACACATTCTTATCATTCATTGGATAAGGTGTTTCAAGTAAAAATTCTTTGAAGCGAAGGATTAATTTGGTCATCATTATGGATTCATTGAAATGATGCCAGCTTTAATAGTATGTGTTCCACCAGTTTCAGTTGTTAAATTACCAGCAACTTTTAGATTCATGTTGCCTTTTACATTCATATTGTGATTTCCTTTAACGCCAGTATACATATCCCCAGCGACAGCAACTTTGGCGTTTCCCCCAACAATTACGTTAGTATGACCACCAGTCACGCTATCAGAATCTCCCCTAACGGTAATTATTGTGCCACCATTATTATTTTCTCGTTTATGCCCATGGCCTTTTTTATCCTCATTCTCATCAATCGTAATCGTTACGCCCCCTTTATTATATTGTTGATAGTTTCCAACAGTAAGCTCAACTTTACGACCATCGGGAGAGATTTCAATATATGTTCCCTTTTTATGAGCGAACCGAATGCGTTCTTTTCCTGGAGTGTTATCAACATGAAACTCATGCCCAGCTTCAGTTAACCAAGCTTGGTTAAAAGGATACTTTGATTCATATGACGTTTTAGCAATACGTGTCTTTTTATCTTTACCGGCCATTTTATTCTATTTCCTGCTCCAATTGTTCTAATTCTTCTTCTAGTAATTTAATTGTTCTTCTAATCTCTTCTTCAGCTGCAATGAGTTCTGGTGTCTGTGGATCAATAGCTAACATTTCTTCTAACATTTTCCGAAGTCTTTCCAACTCAGCTTTTATTTCTTCAATTCTTTTTTTCTTCGCCGTATTATTTTGATTAGGGGGGTTTGAAAAAGCTTGAGCTACTTCAGACATCATACTTGCAAGATTACCAGCCCCAACAGCTTGTTCCATTGTTGGATTTCCACTAGATTCTCTTAAACTCTTAACTAAATCTAAAGCTTTCTTAATAGAGCCTGAGACATTATCAGGGGTTTTAGCCTTTGTAAAATCTGTAGCAGACTTCTTACTCACTTACCTATTTTTCCTCTAATAAATTTTTTCCAACATCTTTTACAAAGAAATCGTGTAAAAGACTCGCCTGGATATCTCAAGTTATAATATCTAGTTGTAGGTTTATCACAATAATAACAATCAACATCAAGCGTAAGCATACTCGGCAATGGAATGATTTTGTTTTTCATCTTCATCTACTTCTTTTCCCTTTTTCTTTCCATAGGGGTTCTCACTTTTCTTTTTCCCATAGTCTGTTACACTTTCTTGATCATAGTCTTTTTTGTCAGAGGCATAACGAAAGTCGCCGCCTCCTTTTTCTTTGTCGCGGGAATGACGATTCAAGTCATGTTTGCGACCTTGTTGATTTAGTTCCCCTTCACCTTTTTGATCCTCACCAGATTTACCGATTGAGCCTATAATCATAGGTTTTTGTTGATCACCATCAAGATAAAACCCAATCATATAAGAATTTTCTGTAGCACCTGTGAGCGGTCCACCAAGGCCACCGTCTTGGGGATTTGTGCCAGGGCCAATCATTCTAGCCCAATGCAATTGATCGTCTGGGATGCCTCCCTTGTCGTCCTGATAGCCTACAGCCCGCACACGTAGGCGGCCAGCCTGTTCTGGATCACCCTTGCGATCTACAACTTGTAAAATAACGTGACGGCCGGCGCCACCATATGCACTCTTAGATGGATGTGCCATTTATTGTATTCTTCCTCCTCGTCTTCTAAATGGAAGGAAGAATTGACGATATGTTCCTCTTCCTTCTCTTTCATCGTGTGGAATTTCTGGTTTTGGATGCGGTTTATTTAGGGGTCCGCCTGAAAGTCTTTGTTGCATTATTTTTCTAATATGAGGATCATGATCATGGACCATATGTTGAATGGTGTGAGGCTCAGCATAAGATGCGACATGCGCTCTAACGGAAGGATCAGGATCGTCTGAAAAATGATGTAATTTGATACCAGCATCATATAGATGATCATGCACCTCTTTAGTATAATGTGTATCATCATGGTCTGTTCCTGGAATATGATAATTTAGAGTGTGTTTGGTTCCATAAGAATGTAAATGATAGATATGTCCTAATCTATCCGAAGCTTTTGGAAGAGATTTAATATGATGAATAAGCTCATCATGAGACATTCTTACTAATTTATGAGAAGGACGCTTCCATTGTTCATCAAATCCTGTATGAGGAATATTTTCCATTTTCTCATGCCATTCTGGAGGCATTTCATGAGATGATAAAGCACCTTGGGTTTGTGTTTCATGATCCTCCACATGATGTTGCACCCAATGCTGTGTTCTTTCATTATCATGATGAATTACAAACAAATTTCCATCTCTTAGATAATCATGAGCATTTCCAGTTGATCTATTAGGAGTATTTGTGCACCAGTTTTTTCCTTGCCCAAAATCATAGCAAGCTTGTGGTGTTTTCATATGATAGATTTTCACATTTGACTCAGAATGAACCAAATCGGCTCCTGGATGTTTCAATTCAATACTTCCATCTGGATTAGCCAAATAATGATCTAGTGTCCGTTTTGACATAGATTCATAAAGATATTCTAGAAACGTTATCATCTATTTCCTCTTGCGCAATTCATTGTTGTTGTCGCTTGAACTGATTTATTTACTAATTGCAACTCATGACAAACTTCAGTTACAAGATATTGTCCTGACATATCTGAACTACCATACCCATCAAAATCACCCATCGGTGGCAACAGATTCAATTGTACTCCTTTTCCAACAGTAACATACATCCCAGATTGAACAGGAACTTTCACACGCATCATTGGACCATTTTGAAACAAGGCGGAAGAAAAGCGTTCTTGAGGGCTCTTTTGGTTAGGATCAACAGAAGTTGGTTGTTGCGCCCCATCCATTACACCATAATTAGGAAACCCGCCTAGCTTACCTCCAATACCTGGAATGCTCCCAAGAATTGACCCCATACTTTTAGCTTGAATCTTATCAATAACTCTGTTCTTTGTGCGCATGTCAAAGATAGATTGTCCAGCCCCTTGCGCGCCGGATACCGCGTCTGTTCCGCCACGTCCTTTATCATCAACATTAGCTTCAGCAACAATAATAACGTTTCTTTCTCTTAGAATATCTATAGGCCAAGACGCCCCAAGGGTTTGAATCTGATTAAACGTTTCTTGAATACCCATTGTAGCAAACAACGTTTCCAAAGGAGAAAGAACATGTTGCTTGGCGTCCTTGAAAAACATACAGTTACCAGAGCTACCAAAATTACAATGCTTCTTTATATCATCAATAGCTTTGAAGGGTTTCACAGCCGATTTAATGTATCCTTCTTTTGAAATAGGGCCATTGGAAGGCTGCTTAATATTTAAAGACCCTCCAATATATTGATTAAAAATTTGTGAAATAGCTGCTGTTGCTGGAATATTTTTAAAAGAATTTTGTACAAGGTTCTTTTTATCACTGTAATATTCTGCGCCAATCAACTCAATAGTATAACGTACCGTGCGCGGACTTTTGCTTGTTTTTTGGCCATGAACAGAAAAAACATAAAGTGTCGTTTCATAAATTTTTGGCTCATCGCAATCCCAAGCAAATGAACACGGCTCACCGCCTCTGAGATTCATGTTCTCAACGATATTGTTATTATCCTCCACAATTAGTTTGGCTGTGTGATAAGGTTTATAGATACTTTCATAGATAGAAAGAGATTGAAGTTGAGGAAGAATATTCCATCCATTTAGATGGAAAGAACGAATATTAACCTGAATTGGAAAATCTGTCATGGTTTATTCTTGTAGTTTCTTCCGGCGCTCTTCAATTAAAGGCATAGTAAATCTGCTATCAATCAGATAGATATTCTTGTTGTTTTCATTACGTTCTCTTTCCCAATCATAATAATATGTTGGACTCCAATAAACGAATTCTTCATCTGGAATAACTTTATCTAGAATATCCTGGTTAATTACATTCGCAAAAGCATTAGAGGAAAGACCAGTTAGTGTTTGGTTTGCGGATGTATTGCCTGTGATATGCTGAATCTTTACGACAGAAGAGTTAGCTATAATAATTTCTCCGTTTCCTACTGTAGCCGTTGTGGCAGCATTTTTGACTAGAACACGCTCACCATTAGAGAAACTTGTATTTCCATTTAGAGTAATTTCCAAACGAACAAGTTGATTGGTATTAATAATCCAATCTTCAGGTCGGCGTCTATAATGAAGTATCTTTGTTCCTTTACCAAAATGAGCAGTATAATATTTTTTCAAAGCCTCTGGTAGGATATTTTCATAGTGAGAAACTGGAATCTCCTTGGTATCATCAGGCCAATTGATCGCATAATGTCTTACTTTTTGTTGTGATTCCTCAATAGAACCATACTTTTTCTTGAGAAATTCATTAAACTCATCGTCAGAGAGATACCAATCGTAATAAGGATCAAGGATGCCATTAGCTAAGAAGATTAGCCATTCCAGATAAGAATCGTTATAATAGGCATAAGATAGCACATCTGGACGCATATTATGCTTAATTTCATGAGGATAGAAGAGAACAGGGCGACCGGAAATATTTGGGTTTAGCGCAATATTTTTAGTTATATCCACACACTGAAGTTGATCATCGCCATATTCAATTTTTGGCATTCGGGAAAAATAAAATTCAGCCATTTATGACATTATTCCCCAAAATCAGAAGGTGGTTCCCCAACAAATGGGGCTGATCGCGCGCTAGTATCGCGTGGATTATTATTGTCTTTAAAATCTCCAGCGAGCCAGTATTCTAGTTCAAGAAACTGCATCTGAATTTCCAGACCTTCTGGGGCATTACCATTCCCATCTCCGCTTGTGCCGCCCGTGAGTTTCGTCTGATTAGATTCACGATAAAACGCAGCCTGTCCTCCCGGTGTATAGTTAACAACAAAATTTTCTAAAACAGCAGGCTTGAATTTATACATATATTGCGAGTTGGGGTGAATTTCAGGAAAGAATACTTTTGGAAATTTGAACCAAGAAAGTAATCCTAAACCAAAAAGACTTGCAACAGTAATATCTGGAGACATAGAATTATTTAACAGTAAAACAATTTGTTGTAAAGACCTGGCTTCAGCAGGATTCTTTGGAGAAACACGCCAACTCAATTGGTATCTTTTATATTTCGGACCTTTAAGGAAAATAGTTAGAATACTATTTGGACTATAACCTAGTTTTGATCTAGCTATGTTTATATCTGTAAGAGAAATAGCCCCAGATAACACTTGATTTAATGGTTGCTCTTCATAATCTACGATATGGTTATCAATTAGACCTATAGGTAAAGGTAATCTAATTATCTTTTCTGGGTTCATTTGTATTCTACTTGAAATTGGTCCATCATCTCCAGAAATCAAATCTCGTTGATACTGCGAAACAATCAATTGAAAATAATATTTTGGAAGATCGCCTGGATATTGAAAGTAATCCGTAGAATTAATCTTTTGAAATCTCTCATCTATAAGACTTGTTGGAGATTGAGGTGGATCGTTGAAGCTTCCATTGTTCCACCAAGGCTGAAGTGGCGATATAGTAGTATTTGCGTTTGATAAACCGGGAGTTGTTGCCATAAAGGTTCCTAAATAATCAGTGTTTCTTGGTATTTAGTATAGGAATCAGATGCCCAAACGGGGAGAACAACGAGTCATCTATGAGAAGAACAGCAGCCATTTTTACAAAGGGCTGTTCAAACCTCGTAATCCCAAGAAATATAGAGGAAATGCTAAGAACATAGTTTTTAGAAGTCATTGGGAACTAGAATACATGCGCATGCTAGATGAAAAGGATAATTGTATTTCCTGGGCCTCGGAAGAGTTCTCAATCAAGTATTATCATCCGATCAAACTCTGTTATAAACGCTACTTTCCTGATTTTTTTGTTGAAATGCGCCAGAAAGATGGTAAAATATTCAAAGCGATTGTAGAAATCAAGCCGGCTAACCAAATCGCACAGCCAAAACGAAAAAAGAACGGCAAGATGCAAAGATTCATCTATGAGAGTATGACTTTTGCAGTGAATCGGGCGAAATGGGAAGCGGCAGTAAAGTTCTGCAAGGAGCATAAATTAAAATTCTATGTGGTAACCAAGGATAATAAAGAACAATTTGTCCTATTGAATGAGGAACAACTACACTTATGACCATGAAAAGAATTGATCCTGTAACAGGAATAGAAACAGAAATAAATGAAACTACATTGTTCCAAGATTTGAAAGCTCTTCAGGGTATAGACCCAATTCAAACTTTGATTGAGATTCTAATAACTTATGATTTAACTCCTGAAGAAATGGATGAAATTATAGAGAGATTCAAGCGTTATTAATGCCTAATCCTTTTATTGACCAACTTAAAAGACTAGCTGCTTCTATTGGTATCACCAATCAAAACTCTTGGGCCGCGCGTAAATGGTTTCAATCCATGGCGCAGCGCGTTGTTACTATGGATGGTAACGCATATATGCAATCTCAACCAGATCGTCTTATGAAATCAAGAAGCTTGAATCAATCAATGATTGGGAAGATGGTTATGTATTATTATGATCCGAAAACAAAAGAAAAACTCCCTTATTATGATAAGTTTCCTTTAGGATTTGTTGTAGATATGGCGCCAAAAGGACATTATATGATAAATCTACATTATCTTTCTCCTTTTCAAAGAGCTAGATTATTTGATGCTCTTTATCAAGGCACTTTACAAAATGCTGGAACTGAAAAACAAAAATTGAAGATTTCTTATGGAATCTTGAAAGGTGCAACTAAATTCCAAGCTTATAAACCATGCTTCAAGCGTTATTTGAATAACCATGTTCGCTCCCGTTATCTTGTTGTTGATCCAGCTGATTGGGGAACAGTTATGATGCTGCCTCTAGCACGCTTTGAGCGCGGCGGTAAAGGGGGCGGCACGGTCGGTTCCCCCATCTCACAAACCAAAGTTTGGTCCGAATCTAGAAAGAAGTTTTAAGTAAATATGGCGCGAGAAGGTTTCAATATCCAGGAATTCAAATCTACTGTTGAAAATCGTGGAATACAAAAGAATAACAAATTTCTCGTTAAGTTTTTTATACCTCCATTAATGAGAGAAAGTATTTCGTCTCAAATGGGAGGTAATCAAGTGCAATTGGCTCAAAAGGCAAGCAAAGAAATGCAATTTTGGTGCGATACAGCTGTGTTGCCTGGAATCCAACTTTCATTACGACAAGTTATAAGATATGGCTATGGTCCAATTGAAAAAAAACCGTTTGCTCCACTTTTCAATGATGTCACTTTCACAGTTATGCAAGATCAAAAAAATATAAATTGGTCTTGGTTTCATTCTTGGCTAAGCACTGTTGTTCTTTGGGATGCCAGACGTGGTATTCTAGGAAGCCCTGAGCAAAAGATAAAGCCTTTTGAGATTTTCTATAAAGAAGATTATATAGTTGATCTAGATGTTACCTGTTTTAATGATATGGGCAATCCTGTCACACGCATCGTTTTACGTCAAGCCTATCCTTTCACAATGGGAGATTTACCTTTGAATTGGGCAGATAATAATACATTTATGAAAATGCCAATTTCTTTTACATTCCATGATTGGTATTGGGCTCCATTTCCAGAAAATGAAATGCTGCCTATTCCAACACCAGCCCCGAACCCTGATGTGAGTGGCGACCCTCCAACACCCCTGAAATAAAAACTAAGGAGATATTATGCTACCTAAAATTACAACCCCAACTTCCAAAATCAAAATCCCAAGCACAGGTAAGACTGTTTCTGTGCGTCCGTTCCTTGTGAAAGAGGAAAAGATTCTGTTGATGGCCAAACAATCTGGAACCTATACAGATATACTAACTTCAATCAAACAAGTTGTGACCAATTGTCTTCTTGAAAAAATAGATGTTAATAAGCTTGCGCTATTTGATGTTGAATATCTGTTTCTCAAGCTACGTTCCATTTCTGTCAATAATATCGTCAAAGTCACATACAAAGACAACGAAGATCAAAAAGAATATCCTTTTGAAATTGACTTGGATAAAATAGAAATCAAATTCCCTGATAAAGTAGAGAAAGTTATTGTTTTGAATGACGAATACTCTCTACTAATGAAATGGCCAGAAGCTTCTCTTTATTCAGAAAAGGAAGTTCAATCTGACGATCCAGCATTGAATATTGAATTCTTTCTTGCTAATACCATTGATAAGATTTGTCAAGGTGATAAGATGATTGATTTGAAAATGGCATCCAAACAAGAAATCACAGAATTTATTGAAGGTATTCCAGCAAAGGCTTATGAGCAAATCAAAGAGTTTTGGAATACTATACCTAAATTACATTATGAAATCAAGTATACAAATGCCAATGGAACAGAAAGAAGTATTGTCATGGAGA